GCAGACAAGGCAACGCTTAAGCGGTGGCGACGTAGGCAGATCTGATGGCCATCAACCGATCAGACGTAGAGCTGATCATTGAGGTTGACACTTGGAAAGCCAAGCGTCTAATTCGCGATATCCAAGACAGAGCATCGTCATATAAGCGAATCTTTGAAATTGCTCGTTCAAACCTAGAAGCCCTTAATGCAGTGCATTTTGGGTCTTCGGGTGGGTCAATGGGAACTGCTGTTGGCGGTGGATCAGCAGGGCCTTGGGCGCCCTACGGGTCTTGGTCTTCTCGTGCCGGTCAGCCCGTGACCATGGTGAGAAGCGGCAACCTTTTAGAGTCGCTTACAAACCTGAGGGGCGCTCCTAACGACATTGGTCGTTCATCAGCAACCTTTGGGACTAGGGTTGAGTACGCAGAGTTCCATCAGTACGGAACCAGCAAGATGCCAAAGCGTCCAGTGGTATTTGAGCCTTTTGGCTTTGCTGAGGAAATGGCAGAAATCACCGGTTATTATTTGACCGGCGATGCCTCTATTGTCGGTTTGCGAAAATTGTTTGGTTAATTATCATGATGCAAGGTCCGTGGTTAGCAAAAAAATTCGTTACCGATTACTTGGCCAGTGACATCCCTCATCGGATTATTGACCATCGGAACGCATGGCAACTTGATTCGGCGCGTCTTCCCGACCCCGAACTCTATGTGGCCTACGAGCCAGCCGGTCTTGAACTTTGGCCAACCATCATTACGATCCAGATGAATACCGGATCGCTGACGAGGACCGACTACGCCAACTGGTCAACGGATCCGAACTACCGAGTTACCTACAACCTACGAACCTATATCTGGGTTCGTGGGGAAGGTCCGGAGCAAACCACCGAAAGTCGTGATCGACTTACTGCTGTGGTTCGGGCATCAATGCTTGACCACGCAGCAATGCAGGCTTCGGCCCCAGGCTTCTTCCCGTACTTGGATGCCGATGTGCTTATGGATGAAACGACGCTCCGAGAAGAATATAGCGATTTGTCCTACGCTAAAGGTGATCGAGTTATCGCTGGGGCTTATTTGGCGTATGAACTTTCTCTAAATGAGCAAATTACCCGAACTAAACTTGGTGATGTTGATTCATTTGATGTTGAAGGTGAGAATTTGGGCTGGGCAGATGTTTTGCCAAGCAACGAATAGTTCCACTAGTAAGTAAATCACATAGCGTAAAGTTGCAACGATGAGCGAAATCACCGTTGTGAACAATCAAAATTTCCCTCTCATGGTTTCCTCGGATGGCCTCTTGGCCGTTCCTGGCAAGCCTGCTGTTGTTGATTCTGAAGACGCGATTGTCAAGTCAGTAATTGAAAATCAGTTAGTGACAGTACTTTCGCCACGGGAACCAGTTCAGGTGGCAGAATCTACACAGGAAACAATTCCGACTGAGGAAGAAATCTCACCAGAAGTTGTGGCGGAAGATCCGGTTGTTGAACCGGAAATCACGCCAGAAGCAACGGAAGAAGCCCCAGAGGCTGAGAAGTCAACCTCAACACGAACGACACGCAAGAAGACCTCGACGCAGGTGAAGGAGTCCTAATGCCAGGTATCAACGTCACAACCGGCGTTCGCGTTGGCCCAGAAGGTGCCAATGTAACCCCAGGTTCAACGCTGTTCCTAGTTGGTACCGCTGAACGCGGACCCATCAATCGCGCTCGCGCCGTTGTAAGCATGGGGCAGTTTGAGGCCATTTACGGTGGCTACTCAAGCTCAAATACCCTGCACGACAGTGTTCGCACTTTCTTTGAAGAGGGTGGCAGTCGTTGCTACGTTGCTCGGGTTCTTGGTACATCGCCAGCCGCCTCAACGATCAACCTTGTTAACTCCGATTCGCCCACGCCTCTCATCATCATCACCCTGACCGCTGCTAACCCCGGCGTATGGGGCGATGACCTTCGCGCCACGACAGTGACCACTGCTGGGGCATTGACAATTACTATCACGTATCGCGGTTCTACCGTTTTCCAAGGTGGCCCGTTCTACAACGAAACCCTTGGTGACGGAAGCACGAAGTACGCAGTTCAGTTTGCTGTGGAAGCAATCAATGGCAGTGTTGCACTTTCAGAACTTCTTGTTGCATCTCTAACAACTGCCAATGTCGCCGAGGATATCGTTGACGATGACTACGATCTCACCGCTGGTTCAAACGGTGGGTCGGTAACGGCTGCAACCGCTGTCACTGGTTTGGCACTTTTTGATTACGATTTTGGTCCTGGTGCGGTAGCAGCCCCTGGCTTCGCTACTTCAACAACTTGGAATGGACTTCGTGATCATGCCGCAGCGAACCGACGAATCGCTCTCTGCGCATCAGCCGTTGGCGCTTCAGCCTCTACCGCAGTCACCGATGCTGGCGGTTACTACGGCAATAATGAGGAAGGCCGCACTGAGGGTTCCTACATGGCCTTTTACTGGCCATGGGTAATGGTTCCTGACGGCTTCGGTGGAACTCGGGCGCAATCACCAGAGGCATTTGTTGCTGCTGGTCGCGCACGTGCGCTTCGGGCAAACGGGCCATGGCGAGCCGGTGCTGGCAACATTTCATCAGCCCGTTACGTCAAGGACTTGTACGCTCCCGTCGTTCGCACCACCGCTGAAACTCTTGACGCTGGTCGGGTAAACGCCCTTCGAGTAATCAACGGGAATGTTCAGGTCTACGGCGCTCGCTCGGTTTCACTTGACGAGAACAACTGGCGCTTTATCACCTACCGTGACACGATCAACTTTATTGTCGGTCAGGCCGAAGCAGCTCTTGAGCCGCTCGTGTTCCGCCCGATTGACGGTCGTGGCAACCTCTTCGGTGAGGTTGAGGCCATCCTTACCGGCGTTGTGGATCCAATCCGCACCTCTGGTGGCCTTTACGAGGGATTTGATCCCAACACCGGAGCGCCAATTGACCCAGGTTATTCGGTTGAGGTTTCCTCAGCGAACAACCCCGTTGGGAATCTCGCAAATGGTGTCGTGACTGCAACTGTCGGTGTTCGGGTTTCTCCTGTCGCCGAACAGATCAACGTCACAATCACCAAGTCCTCCCTCACCGCTACTGTCTGATAAGGGGTAATAAAAGATGGCAAAGATTTCACAGCGGCAGGTCGTTGCGGCAGTTAAGCCCGCACAGACCCAAGCAAGTGCATCAATTGTGCCACCGGATTTCACCGCAAGCGCACGTCGATACTTCGCCCAGGTTTCTGGTGGCGAAGTTCAGGCGTCGGTTGAAAAGGTGTACGACGGTGGATCAACCTTCCCTGAAGCACTTCCTGCTCCAATTGAAGTTGGCGACGTTACTGTAACTCGTCATTATGATCCAGAGATTGATGAAGCCCTTATTTCAACGGCTCGCACCATCGTGGGTAAAGCCCGCTATGACATTTCAATCTTCACCCTTGACGCAGACAACCAGATCCTTCGTGGACGCACCCGTGTGTACCCGAATGCTCTGCTCGTCAACATCACTGAACCCGAGGGTGACTCCTCGTCAGGTGGCCCTGCAACCTACTCGCTGACTTTCTCATGCGAACAGGTAACTCGCCCACCTTCATCTGCTGCTTGATCTACCTGAGCCGAGGGCATTCCTTGCTGAATGTCCTCGGCTCTGTCTAAACTGTATCTAACTAACCCCAACCTGATTGGATAGCAAAAATATGGCTGACCCCGTATACACCTTTGGTGCTGACGATGACGTCAACACCGAGGACATTGTCGTTGGTGTCATTGAAGACGAAAATGGCAAAGATGTCATTGGTTCCGTTTCAGAACCAAACCTTTTGAACCAACTCCGCTCAACTCTTTCCAAGAAGGTAGAGCGAGCAGATGTTCTCATTGAAGTTCCTGAACGACCAGGAATGACAATTCGCTATTCCCCAAACATTACGCAGCATCAGATCAAGGCTTGGCGTCGTGCTTCTGGAGCCGAGCGCAAAGAAGGCCTTGATGCCGTGCGCTTCTCTTGCCACGTCTTGGCAAATACCTGCACCGGCTTCTTCCTTAACGGACACGAGGTCACCGAAAACGGCGAACCCGTCACTTTCGGCGATGAGTTGATCATGTCCATGGTTGATGCGATTCGAGTCTTTGATTGCGTGCGAGCGGTCTACGGCCTTGACCCCCATGTTGAGGGTGCAGCCCTTGCTGTGCTTGATGCCGCTGGCTTCAATGACGATGTTGAGCAGGTGGACCCTACGAAGACGCAGTAGACGAACTTGTTCAAAATCCATTGATTCAGACTGCAGCCAGGCTCGGCGAACTGTTCGGAACGGACCCGCTGGAACTGCTTGATTGCGACATGACGACATGGATGATGCGTATCGCTTGTGCTAGGGTAATCTCCGATGATCGCGAAGAGCAAGCACGCAAAGCCAAACAAGGGCGATAACGAGCTATAGGGAGGTGAGTTTGCATGGCAACCGCTGATGTAGTCATCAAAATTGATGTCCGTGACGGCGAGGCCAAACGCAAGCTCACCGCCCTAGAAGCCCGACTAAACCGACTAAATAAGGCTGGGAACAGCGCAAGCGGTTC